TAATTTAGTGACTACAAGATTCCCGTTTTCATTGCCTTGGGATTTCATGGCCATGATGAAACTTTTATACGCTGAACCCATGACACCAAAATGGGATTTGAGCGGAAGTGAAAAAATACCTTTTGATTTTACAATTGATTTGAAATTTCTTGACCCATACATTGGATGGTTTAGAGGATTTGTTTTAGCTGGCTTTGTTATGAGTGTGATTTTTATGCATGGTCGCTTTATGGGAGGGTCAAAATGAATATTTTTAAAAAAGTTTGGGATTGGATTAAAGATTTTGGTTACATGATTGCATCTTGGGCTATCTTGTTGCTTCCAGAATCTCCGTTCCAAAAGTTTGCCGATAGTTTTTTAGAAAATAGTCCTTTTGAAAATATTTTAAATTATATAAATTACTTTGTACCGATTGGTGGGATGGTTACTTTTTTTGTAACGTATTTAACTGCTGTAGCGATTTGGTACATAGTTCGATGGGCATTGCGTTTGGTCAAATATATTTAATAACTGGAGGTATTTTTATGATTTCAATGTACACTGGTTCGGTTGGAAGTGGGAAATCGTATCATGCGTTACATTTAGGTGTAAAAGTGATTAATGAAAAAAAGTACGGTCAATATCGTTATGTAATTGCAAACTTTCCTTTACTGGAGAGAAAAGAACCTCCGAAATGGATGCCAAACAGTTGGAGAGAAAAAAGATTAGAAAAGAATAGAGAAGAACATGAACGTTGGATATTTAACGATGAAATAACAATTGAATATTTAATTGCAGAATCAATTCGTAGAGGTTGGTACGGCAAAGAATCAATGTGCATGGTCATCATTGATGAAGCAGGAATTATTTTTAACTCTAGGGATTGGCAAACGCAAGGTAAGCAACGTAATAACTGGATAAAGTTTTTAGCGCTGTCGAGAAAGTTTGGATACGATTTTATCTTTGTTGCTCAAGCCGATCGAATGATGGACAAGCAGATAAGAGGCCTATGCGAATATGAAGTAAAACACTTGAAAGCAAATAATAGTTTCTTCATGTCATTCCTTACTGTATTTAAAATCACAGTATTTATGTATATCTATCAATGGTATCAAACGAAGATGCGAGGAAACTTGCGTTTTGGGCTGTATAGAGACAGCATAGGAGCACGTTATGATACAATGCGTATTTTTAACTTTGACGACCTCATAGACAGTGTAAAAGCGTTGTATGACGGTAAAATCATTCCTGCACCAGTTGCCATGCAAATTAATTTATGGAGTGAAGAAAAAATCAAACGAGCATTAGAAGCAGCCGAAACGGAAATTGAGCAAAGAAGGACGTACGAAGGGCAAGAAGTCGACATTTTAGAAGCATCTGATATATGGGAGAAGTTATTAAGCCAGGAGGAAATAGACCATGAAGTATTGGAACTTGTACAGCAATCTTCCGATGCCATTGCAAAGGAAAATCAAAGAAAAGTCAATGCTAGCTAATAAACTTACAACTATTGTTATGACACCTTCAGAATTTGAATATCTGCATATTTATGAAAAACAAAATTGTGTCTACGTTTATCAAAAGACTTTTAAAATTGTTTAATAATGTACCCACAAAATTATTTCACAAAAGTGTAGCATCTTTGTGGGTACAATAGTATAATTGTGGTAACAAATGAATTACAAAGGAGCCATAATTATGCGTAAAGATAAATGGATTAAAGTGCGTGCATCAGATTATGATAAAGCACTTGTTAAAGCTTTAGCAGCTAGTGTTACTGAACATAACAAGCTATATAGCCCTACAGAGGCAGATATGGTACGTATGGCATTATCTGAAATGGCAAAACGTTATTTAACTACGGATCAGCTAAAAGAATTGGATAAGGAATACAGATATAAATAGTTAAGGAGGGTTAATATGCAGAAGGAATTCAATTTAAAGGTTGTTTTACCAGAGGGTCATGATGTAATGCTTTTAGATTTGGAAATGATGTTTTATCAAGTACTTCGTGAAAAGTTAGAAAAAGATAAAGTAGACAATGAAATATTAGCTGATTGGAAAAAGTTTAATGTAACTTTAGAAAGACGTTGATAGGAGTGTAACACCTCTCACGAGCTTGCTCGTACAGACTAGCTATTTGTACCGCTGGTCGGTATAAATTGCGTGCTCTTGACCTTACAAGGCTAGATAACGGACTATATGGCGTAACGACCGTGAAGCAAAACTTAACTAAGCTTACAGTCTCTTTACCCTCTTCCTTAAAAGCCTGTTTTAAAATTAGGGAATTAAAATATTTTTCTTAGGAGTGATTATATGCCAAGTTTCGGATTGTCTGGAGAACAAGCTAAGGCTGTATGTAAAGAATGGTCAATTAATCAAAAGGAAGAAATAAATGATTTAGGTTTTATATTAACTGTTATAAGAGATGGTACGTACTGTGCAACTACTAAGCGTGAGATTAATTCTATGCTTGAAAATCTTTATTTT